ATGAACGTTGATTTTAAAGTCTTGAAACGTTTTACCAAATCCCATCCATCGAGCCATATCCACATGGTATTCAAATTCCTCAATTGATCGATTTACAATATCGTCAGACTCAGATGCAAGAACAGTAAACTGGCCAGGATGAAAAGACAACCGAACACCGCTCGAGCGAGCCAAATCTCCGATTTGTCTAAATCCTCTTTCGCAAAAGTCCCGTACCACGGCATCCCTCCAATACCCACCCCAAGTTGGCTCAGTATAGACAGGAAGGATATCGCTACTGAGTCGTACCATTCTAAGATTTTCATCAAGTGTACCTACCTTTTCAACAAGTCTGCGAGTTGCTTCGATGTTCTGTACCATTAGGTCCCAGAGCTTTTGTTCAGCAACATCTCGCGACTGTCTATTTAACCAGGCCACAGTAGTAGCACCGGTATTGTAGATTTTACACTCGTCTTTAGGTTTAATACCGTCCACTTGATCTGGGCGGTCAATCCATTTGCAGGCAAAGCCAATACGTTTTGTAGTCATAGTATTATTATACAATCTTTACTTCCAGTTGTCAAGTACATACGGATCTTCAATATCGTGTGGGTTTGGATCACCGTGAAATACACATACAGAGCATTCGTTTGGTATTAGCGGGTTGGCAATGGTTCTAAATTTGCGAGGCATTTTGGTTAGATCAATGTCTCTCTTATTTCTAATTTCCCATTTGTAACTCATTAACCAAGGATCGGGCCAAAATTTAATTCTGTCCTTTGCCCTACGCCAAATCCAATCTTGATCCCCGTGCAGTTTTAATGCTTCTTTAGAATTAGCTTTGAAGTCTCTAAATATATCTTGATGTTGTCCAGAAATCCAACTCATTGCAGAACTGTTTAATATGTTCCAATTGGGATGAAACTTTCTATTAAAATCTCTAATACCGTAAAAATTTTCAGTCTTTAGATCGATAAGTTTATCTATGTTATTATGAATGATAACATCTAAATCAAAATATAATATTCTACCTTTCAAACCTAAATTGGGATCAAACATATGAACTTTATGCCACCATTGTTTGATATAATTTTGATTTGAAAGGTGTATATTAGTTACACCTTCTATGGAATGTTTATCGTCAGTTAAACAATAAAATTCGTAAGGTATTGTTAGATGTCTAGAAACCATATTGCGTAATTTTTCAACATAGTCTCTACCGTACTTAGTACCAAATTTAACACACAGGACGTTTACCAATGTCGTATCACTCCTGCAACAATAAAAATATTTGTTACAATATAACACAATACAATAAGAGTGCGAACAAGTGCTACCATATCGGCTTCCTGTTTGGTAGCACCTGCTTTTTCTCCTAAGGCTTTAGCCCATATACGCCAAAGTTTTCTAAACAATTATTGTTCCAATCGTTTGATAACATCTTTAGGTGCTTCCCAATTCCATCGAGGTTTTAATGGAAGTACTTCACCGCTTGTATTTTTACGTTGTGCATCTGCTTTGGCTGTTATTTCATCTACTTCGCACATAGCATCGTTTCTATTGTGTTCATAAACGCGAACACGTTCTACATAACAACGTCCATTAGTTACTTTATAGATATAATGATTGACGTGTTCCCAGATAAACAACGAACTCATTTCCATTGACACACCACTTGGAAGTACACGAAGTGTACCTAATAGTCCACCAGGAACTGTGAGTTCTTCAGTAATCTGTCCTAGTCTAGGATCGTCTGCTGGAAGAACAGTTACGTGATCGAAATAATATTCTAGGAATTGTTTGACTGGTCCTAGTTCGCCAAACGGAACAATCCAGCCGTGTTCGTCAATGTCACCAGCAAATGTAAACTCAACTTCACGATCATAACCGTGGACGCTGGCACATTCTCCTGGGCTACCGTCGGGTTCTTTATCAAAATATTGAGCGTGACCGCAGGGTAGATATTTGAAAACTTTTGTCGCTTTGATTTTAATTGCCATCTCTAGTCTCCTTTAATGAATGAGCAAGTTTGATGACACGCAGAGTATTTAAAGTGGGGTGAATGTCGCAGTCCACTATTAAGTTAGTATATAACAAAACTATTTATAATGCAACGAACGACACGTTGTTTTTCTGCCATTCTGTTGGAAGTTTCCATTGCGGAGAGTTTCTTATTATAAATTTTGTGTTAGGGTAGTATTTAAAAATTTGTTCTATTTGATAAATCCAATAACTTGGATCTACAGATTGAGAATTGGCATTTGAATAATTATTGGTATCTTTATACACATTATTAACTAGGTTATCAGTTGAATATAAATCAAACCCAACAATTTCTAATTCTTTAAACCCTAGGTTTGCACCTAACAGTATAGCATAGCCGCCACTACCCCAATGTTCCGGTTTATCTTTTTTAGATGTTACTTGATAGGGTAATTGTGGAAGATGTTCTATATTTTTATTTTTTTTAATTTTTCTAAAATAATGATACCAATTATCTCTTACATATATCTTGGTATTTTTTGTGTCGGGATTATTAGTAGATTCTTCAGCCATCCTTCTATCGCAACAAATGAGATGATTGACAACCATATCTCTATGTATTGCGTTACAGCCAATTAATGTACTACCTGTTTGATAGTATTCTAGATTTAATTTTTTTCTACTTTCGCCATTGCCGATGATTATGGCTTTATTCAATTCTTCCAAAACCATTCCATAGCCCTGGGTTTCCTGATTTAACACAGACCCATCCGATGAACTTTCTTGGTTCTGGATCTGAGTTCCATACTATGTCGCCTTGATTAAAGGCTCCGCTAGTAGGAGCTTCTAATCCTTTTAAATGTAGATTGTCATTAAATTTGATAGCACCATTTACGTGCAGGCCTGCTCTCGGATCAATACTGTTAACGTTGACGCCTAGTTTTCCTAGAACAGTTACTTTTACATCTCCGTGTGCAGGATTTCCTAAAGTAATATTGCCGCCGGCTTCGATAGTAACTCTTGGAGTATTATCTGTTACTAATTCTAAATTAGCAGAATTGAAAGTACCAATACTTCCGGAATCTAAATCTTCGGAAGCACCTAACACTAGCTCAACATTCATATCTGCAATACTTAATGCAGCGTTTGGTTGATCTGTTCCTATGCCTAGTCTATCAGTTTTTGCATCATAGAATACGTATTGGTTCAAGCTCATACTGCCGTCAACAATAAGACCTTTCAATCTTCCTACTTCTCGAAGATTACTTTTGGTAACTGTTGATCCTAACTCAGTAGATGACAATACATTAAGATTATTAATAGAAAATGCTTTATCTTTAGCTAGATCAATTGTTTCCGAAACAAAGAATCTATCTGGGTTATTTGAAAACAAGAATTGTTTGTTATGGCCTTGGCCTACCCAAATGATTCCCTTACCGTCTAAGTCGCCTACAATTTTGATAAATGGAAATTCTGCTGTATCAATGTCTTGACTATCTGTTAAGACTTCTGTTAATAGTTTTGCTAAATCATCAATTTTAGACATAGTTATACACTTCCAATTTTACCAAATGGTGCCCATAAACCAGGGTTACCTGATTGTATGCAGATCCAACCCACGTATGAATTCATTGACGGTTCAATGTTCCAAACAATATCTCCAGTATTATAAAATCCTGTAGTGGGATATGTTTTATCATATTTCTGCAGACGATTATTAAATTTAACAGCACCGTTAACGTGTAGGTCAACTTCTGGATCCGGTGTTGCTACTCTTACAGCTAATTTGCCGTGTACAGAAACCTGAACTGGTGCTAGCTTGGTATTCCCTAACTGAATGTTACCGCCAGCGGCAACACTAATTCTAGAAACATTATCTGTAACAATATCCAGATTGTTACTACCATAGGTGCCAATGAAGCCTTTTGTAGAATCTTTAGTTCCAACAACTACTTCGATGCCATCTTCAGAAATACTTAATGCAGCGTTTGGTTCGTCAGTGCCAATACCAAGACGCATAGTAGCATTGTCATAAAATATATATTGATCTATAACAACGTTTCCGTCTACAAGCAAACCTTTTAATCTGCCTACTTCTCTTAAATTACTTTTTGTTACAGTAGGACCTATTTCAGTTTCATTAATAACTGGAATATTGTTTACTGTAATATTCTTTCCTTTGGCAATATCTAAATTTTCAGAAACGAAAAATCGGTCAGGATTTGATGAATATACAAATTGTTTTGTATTTCCTTGACCCGCCCATAATATACCTTTACCATCTAAATTGTCTCCTGAAAACACAATAGGAGTATCTTTTTCAAATTTGATATCGGCTTTTAATTCATCTACTTCTAATAATTTTACTTTTAACTTGCCGTCGACTGTTAAATTTTCTAGTTTGTCTACAGTTAATGAACTAACGTGAACGCCAAATTCATCAATGGTTAATTGCGTTTTAGTGGCAGTATCTGTGATTCCGGAACTCGCAAAATTATGTATTTTTCCACCGTTAATATGATCACCTGTAAGGGATCTAAATGGAAGTTTACGTGCGATTTCTTTTGGATCCGGCGCACTTTTTTGTGCTAATCCATTAATTTCGTCACCCAAGGCTGCTAAAAGATTGTTGATATTGCTCATAGTAATGTATTTATCAGCCAAATAAAAAGCAGGCCGAAGCCTGCTTTTACTGTAAATTTACTTTGTTATTGTACTTTAAGTAGGATAGTATCCTCGTTGATACGACCGTTGAGCTTAATATCTACCGCTTTAATGTCTTCAAGGAACTTACGCAGAGCTACTTTACCTGCAGATTTAAACTCTTTAAGTTGTTCCTCAGGTTTGCGTAGAGTTTTAGCAACACTCTTATGCTCATCAAAACCAGTAATGGTTGTGCCTTTAACATTCAACTCTGCAAACTCGCTGGTCACATATTTGCCCAACTTGCGGGTTTTGGTATTAAACACCCACAATTCTTTGGAACCAATAATATCCTGCGGGTTAATAGAAACAAGTTTGAGCTTGTCGTCCTGCTTGAGATATTTCATCTTAGCAACAACTTTGGCTTTATCAGTAGGCTTTTTAGCACGAGGCTTTTTATTAACCTTAGCTTCTTGCATCAACATTTCGCAGGCGCTCAAAATATCCGCATAGAATGCTGTAATCTTCTTCACCTGTGATTTGCTCAAATGGCTGTAACCTTCTTTAAGTTGATCACATTTGCCCGCTTGAAGTTCAATGTATTCGTCGTGTTGACGTCGATATACATCTCGAATGATTCGAGCGTGTGCAGCCTTGACCTGTCGACCACGCAACAAATTAAGCAATTTAAATGCCTTTGGATCAAATGCTTCTGGGTCCTCGGAAAACGATTCAATGGCATCTTCGATTTCTTCAGTCATTGCCAATGCTGCATCTCGAACACGTTCTTGAATCGAAGGCTGAACTACTGTAGTTTTAACTTCTTGACCTTCTTCGGGCTCTTGTTCGTCGTTCTTGCCTTCTTCGATGATCTTAGCAATGCTCTTGCTTAGCCATTCTGCTGTGTTGCGACCTTCGTTAAAGTCTTTACGATGAGCTGGCATACCTTTGAGCAAATTGGCAGCAATGGCTCCGACAGTTACAGAACAACGATTATCTTTGGTATCTTTAAATGCTTTGATAACGTCTTTAGGATAATCTTGAGAACTCATCCAATTAATAACTTTAGGTTTGAGTTCTTTACCAGATGATTCCAAACGATACCATTCCATCGATACACGAAAGTGTTTGTTAAACTGTTCAGCGGTCATCGACTCGTGATCGTCCCACTTTGGGCTCAAATCACGACCTTTGTTTTGACGAATAGCGATTGATGCTTTTTTAAGTTTAGTTGCCATTAGTTGCTCCGTTATGTTTAACAATACTAATATTATAAGACCAAACAGCCAACTTGTCAACCTTGCTCAAATCGATCGATCTCATCCAAATCGCCGTTTTCGTTTTCTTGATAAACGACAGTTTGGAAATATCCCAAACCTAGGTGTGTTCTAGCAATGTTTAAAGCTTCTTTTCTACTAGCTGTTGTTTCTAGTAATTCCTCGTGGAATGATTCGTCCACACCCCAAACTTCGTAAAGTTCGTAGTTCATTTTACTTACCAATTTTCCTTATTAAAAATCTTCCCAATCTCCACCGGGCGCCACTGCCCAGCCAAGACGTTGGAGGTCAGACCGGACCTCGTCGGTTATGCAACCTTCAGGAACGTATTTACGTTCGTCCCACGCTTTTCCGGCATCTTCGTCGTTATAATCGTTTCGAATGCCAGAACAGTACCAATCAATGTAATCGCCTTGTTGTCGCATATCAGCAATGATACCGCCAGCATAACGCCAAGAGCAACCCCATTCCTCACCTTTAAGCACAGGAATGACTTCCAATTTAATAAATCCATTATTGCACATTGCCGCATATAAGTTTTGGGCATAGGCTTCGTCACCACGAACTTTTTCTAGAATCCAATCTGTAGTTAACAGATCGTATTCCATATTGTTGATTCTGCTTTCAGGGTCATCAAACTTTTGATCGTGCTGTTTGAGAATTTGATCAAACATATCAAGATAGTCTTGATTTAGGTCTTCGCCTTTTTCGCGCTGACGCTTAACATACCCTTCTTTTTGGAAGGAATGTCGTTCAGGGCTTTTTGAAACTTTGGACATCTTTGATTGCTGACTTGAGAGTCTCTGCGTAGTTAAGGGCCTGCTGTTCAGTCATTGTGATTGTAGTTTCTACTCTTACATAACCCGTAGTCCACAATTGCCAAGTAATTTTTAAACGAGTCCAAAGACCGTTGATTAGATCTTTAAGAAACCAATCAACTTCTTGTAGCCAAGGACTTTCAATATCGTATCTTTTTTCTACAAGTTCAGACCAGTAGTTAGTTTTAGCAGAAGCGTAGATGTTTACATTGACACCAGTGTCAGCAGCTTCGACTTCAACATTATGATCGTGATACTCTTGCCCGCAGCCGCACACTACTTGATAGAACTTACTATCACCGTAGTCACCTCGAACTAAAATACCTTCTGCTGGTTTTTCTGATTTCATAGAGTTTTAACTTCGTTTCTTTTATCGTACATCAATTGAACAATTTTTTGATAATCTTCATCGTCCATAACAGTCTTAAAAAATGTTAATCCTTGAATCATCATAATTGAAGCAATTTCTATAGGAGGATGTTCTTCCAACATAATTTTATTAAAAGCCATATACTTTTGGTATAGGCTTTCAGTACTCATATCTTCATTATCAAAAATCATCATTTGCCTTTGTAGTCTTTGTATAAACGTTTAAGGAACCATTTGTTTTTGTTCCAGTATTCGCTTATTGTATAAGGGTTCTCGTTATAAGTCAAGTGTTCTTCGCAGTTGTCAATCCAAATTCTTTGAACCCACAGCCGGAATGCACTGACTTGGTTTGGTTGGTCTTGTTGAACAGTATTCACATTCTGAGTCATTGCAGGTCCTTTCTAACCATTCGTTACACAACTCACAATATATAGCATCATATTCTGCGTTATATTGCTTTTCACTACCACACTTTCTACAAAATCTAGTACTTACGTCCATAGAGACTCGCGGATTTTAATAAGACGAATCATCATTTCTTCATCTTCGTCATTGTACGCTTTTTCAATTTCGTGGGACTTGTCAAGTGCAGTCTTGCACATTTCTGCCATTTCTGGAGTTTTATCTTCCATATCGAGAAGATGATATCCTTTTTCACGACGCATTTCGCAGTAGGCTGACCAACCGCTGGCATCGTGAACATCTGGTCGATTTGGATATACTTCTTTCCACCAGGTATAAAGTTCTAAGATTTCTTTTGCAGCCTTAGCCTGATATGTAGGTTCTGCTAGATGCTTTTGATCTTCGTCAAGGAACTCTTCATTAGTAAGTGTCATAGCCCATTTTAGATAGGCAATACCTGCTTCTGGACAACGCCATTGGCGGTACCAACGTCGCCACCAGGGATAAGAATAAGTTTTACGAGCTTCTTCGTCCCAAACGCAGTGGTGCCAAGCCTGTTCTATTTCAACGAATTCAACAAGTTCGTTAAAAAGGCATGGCAAGAATCGATTCCCAACATCGCACCAAGTGCCACGCTTGATATCGCGAGGGCTAGCACTAAGACAATGAGTACGAGTAACAAAGCGATTGTTGATATAATATCGAACATCATTAATCCTATCTGGAATAAACATCCAAATGTCTTGTAGTTTGTCGAGGCCCTCCTCGGCAATCCACCAGCGGATAGGATACTTGGCTTTAGCCGCAGTTTCCCATTCACGCCATTCTTTACCAGTACCACATTTTAATTTGGTAGTACCGCGGATCCAATCCGCAAATTTTGAACAAGTCCAATAATTTCTCATAGTATTTTCTTTCTGTCGAACACTTTAATTATACAAGAAATTAAAAAACCTGTCAAGATGGTTCAAAAATGAATCAAAATTTTCTTTGGTAACCTGCTAGATTGAGCATAATCGAATATTGCTCGTAGGCTTTTTGGACAGCAGGATTGGTATGACGATAGAGTGCTTCTTCTCTTTCTTTGTCCATTAAAGTTTGGAACATATCGATTTCTCCTTTAGAATGGTGGTGCCACCTAAAGAAACGTTTTTCTAATTCTATTAACGTACGAAGTCTACTTTCTGGTATTTCTAAAGTAATGACTTTTTCAGTTTCATATTCTACAATATCATTTCGAATGATATCAGCACGACTAGGTTCTGTAAAGAACCTAGGAGGATGATACCGTGCCCTGCGCTTCTGATCGTTTAGGACACGGACCTCGTAGTTTTCACAAAACTGATTGAGTTCTTCACTCATGATTTCTTTTGCCTTCAAATACACAGACAAAGTATAAAGTTTCGATCCCGGTATTAAACACTTTATGGAACACACCGTCTTTAATTAGAACAATGTCTCCAGGATAAACATCAAACGTATCGTTGTCTAATTGCATACGTCCTGTACCGTAGATAAAATGATATACTTCTTCTTGACCCGAATGGCTATGTCCGGTAGTTTCTTTACCAGGATATAAGTTAGTTGAACTAACAACTAATCTTTCAAGTTCTGTGTTATCTTTAACCGTATAGCGATCATCTTTTTTAACAATCTGACCACCTACGTCATACCCGCCGTATTTCATTTTCTATTTCCAAACAGTTGAAGTAGATTAATAAACAGGTTAATAAAATCTAAGTAAAGAGTTAATGCGCCTAATACTTCAGCTTTGCCATCGTTATCATAACTGACCATTTCACGGATTTTTTGTGTGTCGTAGGCAGTTAGGCCTAAAAAGATAATAATGGCAATTGCTGAAATAACCATTTGCATTACTGTACTACCAATAAAAATATTAATGATACTAGCAATGATAATAGCAATTAGTCCAACAAACATAAACGAACCAATTGATGTTAGATCCTTTTTAGTGAAGTAACCATAGAAGCTCATAGTTCCGAACAGTACAGCACCGCCCATAAAGGCTGTAAAAATACTGCCCATAGTATAGACTGCAAAAATAGTAGCAAAGCTCAAACCCATTAAGACAGCAAATACTTGTAAAAAGATCTGTAGACCCGATTTATTTAAATTGTCAGCGGCAAACGTCATACCTAAAATTGCTACTAGGGGTGCAAATATTACGATCCATTTCATAATACCAGTAAAAAAGAATTGTAGTAGCTCTGGTGTTGTACCTACAAAATAACTAACAATCATACTTATTAAGACTGCAAGGCCCATATGTCCATAGACACGACCCATTGCTTCGTTAATACTACTGGCTGAACGATAAATTTCTGTACCGCCTGTGTAATTAGTTCCAAACATATATTACTCCTTGTTAATTAAACTTTCAGACATAGGAAAGATAGCAGCAATAGCCTTTGCACAGGCCAATGCAATTAGTTGATGCTCTTTTTGTGTTCCGTTTCCAGAACGTAGTTCAATGAAATGTACCCAAGAGCGAAGGGTACCATTCATATACAAGCGACTTTCGATATTCCCTTCTGGCAATACCGAGCGGGCTTGTTCTTTGGCTATGCCATTAGCGACAGCCCAAGTGTAGGCTTCTCTAGCGGCACTAATGACAGCGTTTTGTTTTTCATTCCATAAACGTGCAAGTTCTCTGTGCTCATCGTTTTGGAAATCCAGATCGATAGAATTTTGTCTATTTTTTGTGTCCTGCAATCGTGTTTCTCTAAGCACAAAGTTAAGATCCTGAGTAGGGTCAGCATATCGTTGACTGAATTCTTGGAAGCTGAAACTTCTGTGCCGCAAAATTTGTCTTGCAATGTCTCTGGTAGTAGTGATTTCAACACACGCTGAAACCATTTCCAACGGTGACCAGTGTGCGTGTTTGATGAGATATCGGATAAGTTTTTCTGATGTTTCGGTGTTAAATTGATTGCTTGGGTTGCTGACACGGGCGCAATACGCGATAAGTTCTTGCGCATCGTCGACTCCCAGTTCTGCAAATTCTGCTGTTGGTTGTGAGTAGGATACAAGTTTAACATTCATATATTTAATCTTCTTCTTTGGGTTCTTCTTGACAGAGTTTTTCCATCAGCTTGTAATGTTCGTAGGCTTTTTTAAGTGCTTCAAACTTTTCTAGTTTCTTAGGGTCTGGTACAAGAATAGCTAATCTTTCTTGCATAGTTTTCATAAAATCTTTTAGACTAACATCACCAAGTTTGATGTCGCCGTTATCTTTTATGTTAACTCCGTCTCCGTTGATTTCAACAGTAGCGGGAGTAGGATTCCAATTGTAATTATAACTACTAGTTCCAGAAGTATTAATAGTATAAGTTGAAGTAGATCCGCTATAGATTCCGCCTACGGTTGCACCCGATCCTGAATATACAGTATTAGGTAAAGTTATAGTTGAAATTCCGCTGAGGTTTAAATCAGAGATGCTGGTAGCCAACGTATCGGAAATTTGATATGTTGAACCAGCCGCACCTTGATTAGAAATATCTAGCACGATATCGCTTGAAGACATAGCCATCGAATACACATCAGTCTCGAGAGACTCAAATTGAGCCTCTTCGAGAATTTTCTTCTGCTCGTCAGTGAGCATATTAGGCTTTTGCCTTGGCTTCCTTGCGAGCGTTCTTTTCTTCGGTGATTTCATTGCGGCGTGCCTTTACTAGTTTGGCTACTTCTTGTAGTGCTTTACGAGCACGAGTTCCTGCTGCGCCATTGCCTGATGTAAATTTTGCATCTTCTGCTAAAAATTCTTCAAACTGTGTTTTCAATTGTTCAACTGTGTTAGACATATTATTTTCCTTATAATAAAAATATGGTGTGGTCGGTAGGTCTCGAACCTACAAAGGCTACGAACTACGTCTGCGCCCCATCCCCTTTCCAAACTATGGGCTTGGCGGGAGGTCTGCCAAATTCCACTCACGACCACAAGTATAGTATATAACCTTGATTTAACAAATGCAACCTCTAATAGATTAAATATCATCATATTATGACAATCAATTTTCAAGAAATACCATTTCAAAATGTAGTTAAGTTTGGACAACGAACAATGTTAACCAAACCCTTGTTTGCCGTAAGTTGGATCCTTGGTAGGTTCTGCAACTACAACTGTAGTTATTGCTGGCCTTATGCTAGATCAGATAAACCTGATTATCAAGATCTTAATGTGTATACAAACGCAATTGATGAAATAAAACGTCAAGCAAGGAAAAATGGATTTAATCAATTTCATTGGAGTTTTAGCGGTGGTGAACCAACAGCCTACAAGCAACTACCAGAATTGATCAAACATCTAGACGACGGAATTCAAACTTCCTATCAAAGTATTCATATGACTACTAATTTGAGTCCAGGTAGCAAATGGTGGAAAAATTGGTGCGACATAACATCTATGAATGCTAGGAGAAGTATTACAGCAAGTTTTCACGATGAGTTTGCCAAAGAACAAGAGTTCGGAGATAAGTGTTTACAATTAATGTATGAAACAGTTCACGTTACAGTTAATCAAGTAATGGTACCTGAAAGATTTTATGAGCTCTATTCTAGAATGGAAAGATTACACAGCCGAGGAATTAATGTAACACTTAAACCTCAAAGTAATCCTACAGCTACTAGTATTGTTGAAGGCTATACTGAAGATATGATATACAAGATGCGCACAGGTTTCCCTCAACGTGCTAATGGCGAAGAAATTTATCAAATAGCATTATATGATGCAGAAGGAAAAGAATATCTTTTTGATCAAGCGGAACGATTTAATGCGTTTGGATTTAATAAATTTCAAGGATGGACTTGTAATGCAGGATACCAAAGTGTTATAATAAGAGGCAATGAAGTCAAAAGAAGTTATAGTTGCCACGATACTCCGCTAGGAACATTAACAGATGGCTTTGAACTTATTACTAAACCTAGAGTTTGTGTAACTCCTACGTGTGTTAGTTCGGCAGATAGTAAGATACCTAAAACAAAATGAAAATAGACTTAGAACATTTACACTACTGGATGTGTGCTATTCGTGAAAGCAAAGATCCTATGAGAACTCTTGATGCGTTCTGGTCAGGACAATTAAAAAGCAAAGAATGGTTAATAGAAAATCTAGTCTATTACATCTATCCTGAACGCAATAAAGAATTAGACTTTCCTCTTTCTGTGGATATTCACGGTGGATGGGTCGGTGTACTATCAAGTATGCTGTTTCAAAGTGCCATTCCTATTAAAACTATTCGTAGCATTGATATAGATCCTAGTTGTGAATCTATTGCTACTATGATGAATAAAAAAGAAGAGATAGAAGGGCGTTTCAGAGCAGTCACGGCAGATATGTGCGCCATACGCAGTGACGCCGACATTATCATAAACACCAGCTGCGAACATATTACACAAGATCAATACGACCTATGGCTAAGTGGTCATCCTCAGGATAGTTTATTAGTTCTTCAAAGTAATAATTATGACATTCCAGAACACATTCGAATTGCCAAAGATCTAGAAAACTTCAAACAACAATGCGGAATTAATGTA